CTCCCGCACTAGCAGCACCGAACGCGCCAGCGGACGGATCACCTTGGATGCCGAACATTGTAGAAGCACCAGTAGGGTTAAGATACCCACCGATGCCGCCGCCGAGGCCGCCGAATAAAGCCCCCTTCTTCCAGTCACCGCCTAGTGCGGCAGTTGACGCCCCACCAAGAACAGCCCCAGTTGCTGCGCTACCCAGTACGCCGCCTATTGCTCCAGACAACCCAATGGCTCCAGAGATAATAGGCGCGGCGTACGGAACGATCAGTGCCGCTGCGATACCTACAATTTTCTTAAGTGACTTACTCATAGCTAGCTCCTACAGCGACATCCTGACATATGAACAGGACTTAGTGAATCCAAACTTGCTAGTGTACAACTTGGCTAGGCGCGCTGGTGCGTATGCGTCTACGAACTGTACGCCATTGGCACGTAACCACTCCAGAATACTTGGCCAGTAAAGGGACTTGAACTTCATCAGTTCTCGCCCTGCCATTGCGATGATATCTGCACCCTTGCGCCCGTTCGTCGTATTGAACTGCAGTGCCATCACACATGCGGGTTCCTCGTCCATGTATCCAACAAACACAACAGCCAGATCAGTTTGTGTGAGTACATAGATGTCACTCGCGTCCATCTCGTCGGCAGCAATTTCGTTGCCTTCACACGCGGCGTCGAAGTACGACTCAAGCTCTGGCCAAAGTTCGTTTACCCGCTCTGGAGATAACATCTCAATGGACATTACCGGCATCAAAGATCCTTGTACTTCTGTACCAAGCTGTCAAAAAACTCTTTGCCTTTCATCTCCACGACCTTCTTGGGGATAACGTATTCCCCTTCATGCGCTTCGATTATAACCCCTCCACCAGATTTTGCCGATGGGGGCACGGGACCACCTGATGCCATAGACGGCATACCCATCTGCCCAGCTTGCGGAGGTACAGCAGGAGCAGTACCGCCCTGCATCATGTTCTGCCCACCCATATCCTGTTGTACAGCGCGGGCTGCTATAAGCAACACAAGTATAAGCCCTTGGTCATACTGCTGCGGTAGATCAGCCTCGGTAGCAATACCCTGCTGGATAGCAAACTTGCGCACGTTGGGATACATCTCAGGGTTACGCGAAGCAACGGTAGCCAACTGCACAACCATGTTAAGTTCTTGCTGCGTCAGTTCTCCTGACTGCATTTCTTGCATGATGGTGTTGCGGATCTGAGCAACTTGTTCTGGATTCTGTGCAGCGAACTGGTTTACCTGCATCTCCATCACTTGCGGGTCCATAGGCGTGCCCTGCCTAGGACTCTGGCTAACGCCAGCCGTAGGCTGCGGCGAACCGCCGGGGCCGACCATGCCACCTGCTGCGTACCCCGGAATTGTGCTGCCAGCAGCAGGCATACTCAGGAGTCGCGCCAGTGCGGGAGGGAGATCGAGCGACGTAGTAGAAGGAGCTTGCGGGTTCATAGTTAGCTCTTAAGTTGCTGGATGAGGGTGTTAAGGGTCTTCCGCATTGCGGTGACATCGCTAGTCAGAGTCTGGACATTGCTGATTAACTTAACATAATCATCAAAGTCTGGGACCAGTACGTTATTTGTGGAGAACCCTGCGCCTTCAGCAGTTACGCGAGTAAGCTCTGCGGCTGGTGCATCAGCAACAGTGATACTCCCTCTAGTAACTGCACTGCTGTCGGAATACTTCGATCCCTTGGCCCCAGTCAGAAGGTCTACGTTCTCTTTAAGCGCAGTCAGTACATATCCCTGCCCACCGGGGACACCCAGTTGCGGCAGGTTAGGGATAACGGTGAACTTAGCCTTGCGTGTAGCCATCAGACTTCCCGCAATCCGCTGGGAGTTTCTGCAAGGTGGATCGCTCGGATGCGGATGTCTGCTTCTACGGACAGTTCAAACGTATCTGACTTATACCCTGCTGGCAGCCTGAACATGCCAGAGTCAGTTATGCTGGTCTCCAGTATAAGCTCCTTATCAGCCCACATCTTAAACACAACTGGATTCGTGCCGTCCCAGACACAGGGTTCAACATTCCAGAATTCGTCTAATTCTTCCCAGATACACGCTGCATTAGCGGCGTCGTAGTCAGCTATCACACGGGCTGCGCCGAGGTTAATCATGTTTGGCGTCTTAAAGACTTTAGACTTCCACTCGTAAGTGGCAGCCGGTTGCGTCAGTTCATCCCAGAGATAGATGTCCCCAGTCCCTCCGCTCGTGTAGTACAGCCTGTTGAACCTAGTGTCATACCATGCCGCTGTAAACGAGTAGTCCAGATTTACAAACGACCCCGAAGTCCCAGTTTCCTGTTCGTATACTAGCGCGCCAGTGGAATGAGACGCCACATACGCATCTCCATACGGGGCGGCAACTAAGGTATTAGGGTTGAGTTCAGCATTCCATGTATCGTTATTGAATATAGCCTTTGTAATTAGCTGCACACCACCGGGGGTATACACAACAAGCCCGTCATGCGTGGCATAGAGAACTGCCCCGTTGATCGTGACGATGCTGGTCTTACTAAGGCACGGGTACAGCGCGTCTACTCGGGATACCGTCATGCCTGCGGCAGGATCACTACCCGCTACGGTGTACGGATACGCCGTGGTAGCAACAAAGACGTTACCGCCGATTGCAGTAAGGCCCACAATGTCATACTCAATTGTAACCTTGTAGGCTTCCGGCCATGCATGCGGCTGGTTTGGTTCACTGAAGTACAACTCGTTATTGCGGAAACCTACGAGGATGTTGTTCTGAATAACGGTTATCCCCTGCAGATCGTCTGGCGGGGCGTCGTAGTTATCAGTGGACAGAATTGTCAGTAGGTTAGACGTTTCAAAGTCGTCAATGAACGAGTAGTCCCCACCGAACCCCCACCACCTAGCGGTATCTTCCAGTGGGTCTTCTGAGACGTCATAGTAAAGGGTGCCGGTAGCAGCGACAGACGCTATGTTTGCTCCGACAAGCGCGAACTCGAATATGTAGTCACTGACTACATCAGTTACCTTGAGTCCTTCGACGTTGAAGTTTGCGTTTGAGCAGCCGCTTATCTTGAAGCGATCATCAATGTCTAGGTTGTGCGGAAGCGTTGTAGTAACTCTACCCACATCAGCAGTTCTGGCTACAGCCGATAGTGCGGTGGGAAACCATACTGTTTTCAGTCGGAAGTATTCAGTGCCAGTGGTCGAAGTAACAGTACGGTACAAGCGAACGCCGCGAATGAAGTTGTTCCCAGAAGGCTTAACCGTTGGGATGTCTGTAAGCGTGACCGTGATGCCGTCTTTGATATAGATGTCATCAGACGGACGAGATGCAATGGACTCTTCTTTCCATGGTGTAACCCACGTATAGACATAGTTACGTTCCTGCGTCAGACCACCGATATCCACCTTACCGCCAGTAAACGGCGTGACAGTGATCTTGGGTCCGGGGCTGAAGTAGGTAAAGGTAGTGTCGTCCTCTACCGTACACTCGACGCTCGTAACATTGAAGCTACGGACATCCCAGCGCACAACGCCGCCAGTAGTCTTAGACGCTGGTAGAACAATCTTGAACCTGTCTCCATCTATGATCTGAGTAACACTATACGTGCCGTCGATGCCGGTGCCAGTAGTAAAGTCTAATGTCACGGATGCACTGACATCGAGTCCATGATTGAGAATTGTGATCGTTGCTTCTACAGTACCTACGTTCTCCCAAATAATTGATCCACCAGTAGTAGAGCCCGGAATGTCGGCAACAGTCAGCGTAAACTGATCTTTGTCTACGGCAATAATCGCATACGTCCCTTCGTATTTTGATATAGTAGGGAACGAAAAATACCCATAGTCTCCGGTGGCGAGCCCGTGGTCAGTCATCGTGACACGAACTATAGACGAATCAGCAACAAGAAAATAACTACCGTACCTATTTGTACCTTTGGGCTGCGAGTAAGTTCCTTCTTTGTAAGAGAACCCGGTTACAGTTATATAGTTACCAGACCGCAAACCATGAGCGGCGCTAGTTATAATCTTTGCAGCATTGCTGGCGTCCCGTGCGTATGAGACAGAAGTCTTTGCAGTAAACACTGCGGGAGTAGTTGTTAGCTTTGACGTATCGACTGGTAGCGGAAGCCCGAGATCATAGTACCCACCTACTGTGGGGTACGGCCCTAGTCCTGCGGTTGCTAGTTCGTAATTGCTAACCTTAGGCGCATCATCACCAGAATAGTAGAAGCGCTGCTCATCCTCGGACGTTGCCGAAGCAACAACAATGTCTACACTGGTAAGCCAAGACAGCCACTTAAGGTTATCTGTACCGGGGTCTCGCAGACCATACAGGGTTTTGATCGCGCCATTACGGTTGGTGCTATCCGTTACGACTGGGATCGGGTAGGGAATAAGATCCCCTGAATATAACTTACAGTTCGTGGCAATCTGTGCCGTAGTTTCAGGCAGCAACTCTGGCGATATCTTGGGGGCTTTGCCAAGGAAGTTGGTGATCTTTATGCCTGCCATCAGATAACCAACTCAAAGTGGGGAGCATCAATAAACGGACGCTTGTTCTGCCGCCTACGGCTATCCACATAGTAGTTCATAGCGGCTTCCATAGATTCAGTCCACACCCTGATGTCAGGTATGATCCACGCTGCCCCCCACCGAATACCAATGCTCTGCTCAATAGCTGCCTCCCGCATAGCGTGCGCAACGTCATCGTACAGAGATAACTCCCACGATGCCCGACCGCCGACATACGCCATAAGATCAACAGCTTTTCCAGTAATGTGCTTCGACTCCATCGTCTGACTGGCCCCAGAAGCAACTAGCTTGCGCTGTTCTTCTTCTGTACGCAGCCCACATATCACCCCGAAATCAACTTTGGTAATAGCAACTGCCCGCATAACAACACGGGCAAGTTGCTCATTAACGCCAGTGAGGCGCTCGATTGATTTCTGCGACAGCCGAAACGACATACGGATACTACCGAACCGGCGCTATGGTCATTGCACGAAGCACTGCGCCAATTACTGAAATAGCGATCATCGTGGGGCCAGCGGGGAGAGTACCCGGAGCCGATGCCTCAACTGCACCAAGCGCAGCAACAAACGCATTGAACCACATGGTCTTGGATTTAAGCGGATTCTTCTTACCCATAACTATCTCCTATCAAGTGGTGTTGAGAACAACGATGCAAAAACCAACTGCTACGGCAACAGGATTGGTTCCATTCTGGTATACCCTTACCTGAATCACGGTGGTACTCGTTACGTCGCAACTAGCCGTGTAGGAAGCCGTTGTACTTCCGTTATGGTCAGCAGTTGCAAGCGCAATAATGTTGCTCTGGTTAGCGATAGCCGTGGTAAGCGTTATGGTGTAGACGCCGGTACTTGGGCTAGAAGCGCTAGCGATACCGATTGACGTACCAGATATAGACCCGCCTCCTGCGATACGTCCTACAGCATGGATGACGTTAGCACCAGATGATGCAAGCGTAGCGCCTACTTCCTGAAGCGCAGTCTCTACTGTCGTCCCAGTATAGTAGTTCCCCGTATCAGTAATCTTAGTTGTAGTGGCTTGTGCGGCTTCTTGAAGCGCAGCCTCAACCGTTACTCCGGTGTAGTAGTTACCCGCGTCTGCGATTGAGATAGCTGCAGCGTTAGGCGTCGGACCAATAGCGGCAATGGAGGCACCGACTTCTTGGAGCGCAGCCTCTACGGTGGTACCAGAGTAATAGCTACCGGAGTCAGTGATCTTCGTGGTGTTGGCCTGTGCGGCTTCTTGCAAAGCGCCATCGACGGTACTGCTAGCGTAGTAGTTACCGGGATCAGTGATCCTAGTAGTCAGCGCTTGGGCCGCTTCCTGAAGCGCGCCTTCTACTGTCGTGCTGATGTAGTAACTACCCGCGTCAACAATAGTTCCTCCTGCAGGATTTCCCGCTTCTTGGAGGGCAGCTTCTACAGTGGTGCCGGTGTAGAAGTTCCCAGCATCAGTGATATTGATCTTAACGGCAGCCGTAATTTCTTGAAGCGCTGCCTCAACATCAGTTGCGGTGTAGAAGTTACCAGCATCCGTGATGCGGATCTTGTTCGCAGCAGTGACTTCTTGAAGGGCTGTCTCTACGTTCGTAGCCGCGTAGTATCCACCGGCATCTACTACCGTGACTGCAGAAGCAGCAAGCGTTGTGATAACTGCGTCAGCTATAGCATCTTCTACAGATGCTACGTTTACGCGCATCTCAATTTTTGAGCCTGCTGCAAACGAATAGGCGGTACTGCTGTCTTGAGCGCGGACAATGGTAAGCGTATCAGTCACCCTTGCAGTGACCTTAACAATCTCCGTTTCCTCGTTCGCACCTACAAGTGTGGCGTAGAAATACTCCCCGGCAGTCAAGGCAGGGAAGTTAGCTCCGTCCCCAGCCTCTAGAGCAAGGCCAACATCCGATGCACTGATCGGAGTCGAGAGATACCCGATGGCATTGTTCTGGAGTAAAACGGTCATACCTACCTCTTCGCTTTGCCACTTGGCGTAACCACGCCGCCCTTCTTGTACATCTCGGCTTTCTCTTCTTTGGCACCATGCTTCATCATGCACTTACCCGCAGATTTACACTTGGCGGGAGAGGAGCATTTAGCACAGGGCTTAAACGACGCGGCCATAAAGTTCTCCTAGCAGTTCCATGCTCGAAGGCTTTTGTTGATACGGGAATTGGGATCGTTAGCCGTCTTGGCACTCGTAAGTTTCTTCTTCATGCCCGTCATGCGGGCACAGAAAGAGTCCTTACGCGCACCCCCCTCAGGCTGGGGGGCTTTCAGTCCGGGCTTACCGGGATTGGCCTTGTTGTAAGAGGCCCGCCCCTTGGCGTTCAGCCCGCCTTCGGGGTTCTTACCTTCCTTACGAGTCCACGCAGGTGTCTTAGCCATTACGCTACGGCTCCTTTGAGTACAGCAAACTGCAGAACTGGAGTATCTGAACCTGTAGCCGCGTTGTTTACGTTCTGTATAGATATTTTGCACGATCCTGCAGCGATTGCGGTTGTCCCAACTACATACTGTGCTGTAGTGATACCTGATTTGATACAGACGACAACGACATCATTGGCCGCAATCGTGCTGTTAGTCAGCGTGAACTCTTGGCTGCCGTGTCCCGAAATCGTTGTTGGCCCAAAGAGGACGATCTCGCCAGTAATCTTGTCTAGGGTTACACCAGTAGTCCGGCTAGTGGCTTGTGTAACTGTACCGCCAGTGCCGGTGGGGTACCCAATAGATGTCGTAGCTTGGATCGTCGTAGCTTTGACCGACGAGGCCGAGGTGACACCAATCGTAGTGCCATCAATCGTTCCGCCATCGACGTTAGCCGCAGCTATATTGACTACGCCAGTGCCCTTCGGCGTTAGAGTAAGGTCGATGTTGGCGTCTGTACCGTCAGCAGCCAGCGTAGCTCCAGCAAGATTACACCCCGCTGCGGCATTCCCAGTCGCTAGGGTCGTACTTTCTACTAGCGTCAAACCAGTAAACGATCCCGTGAACGTAACCCCACTAACAGTGCCGCCAGTAATAGCAACTGCTGAAGCAGCCTGCGTAGCCATCGTGCCGAGACCGAGGTTCGTCCTAGCATCAGCAGCAGTAGATGCACCCGTACCGCCATCCGCGATAGCCAGATCAGTAATGCTCGTTATGGTCCCCCCAGTTATCTGGGCCATACCAATGACTACGGCACCAGTGCCGTTAGGGGCAAGGTTCAGGTTACCGTTCGTTGTGGTGGTAGATACCGTAGTTCCGTCGAGGCGGATACTGTCAACTTCAACATGCGTCGTGGCAACTTTGAGCGCCGTAGCCGTACCAGCCCCGCTGTAGACAACCTTAGCTGTAGAGGTAGGACCATCTGACACATGCAGAAGCTGGTCATACGTGTCCGATATTTGCGTGCCCGTAAGGTTAATTGGCATTGCTATTTACCACTCTGTACATATTGCTGTAGGCCAAACCACATTGCGGATACTACCCCAACAGTCAGCATACCTACGAACGCTAGAAAACTATGGTCGGCTGCTTTGCGCATTCTACGCCCAAACCGAAGGTCTTCTCTGAACGCCTCCACAGATTCTGGTTTGTCAATGTCCACACCTAGTATAGCAAAAACTTTTTTAACTGCACAGGAGACCGCTTCCTCGATCTCGGAATGGCCTATAAGCCGCTCTTGTCGTCGTTCGTCTCCGTTGTAAGCCATTGTTTTTACTCAGTACGAGGGAAATGGGCTAATGTTTGGTGTAAACGTTGTCCCGTTGGGATACCTACATACTCCCTGTGTAAACCTGATCTCATCCATGAGTTTGTACGAGTCCCAGAGCAAACCATCTTGCGCCCGCAACTTGGCAACTTGTAAAACCTCACCCGTTGCGTCATTTAGCGTGCCCGGTGATGCAGCGCTGGCTGTTTGGATCCCGTTAACGTACAAACGTAGTGTTCCAGAGTTTCGTACAACAGCAAGATGATTCCATGTTCCGGGAGTCGTTGTAGTAGAGCTTACCAGTAGAGTCCAGTTCATTGTCCCGTTTATACAAGCAGCGAACTGGGGCGTCCCAGACAAGTCAGTGCCAAGATACCATCCAAGAGTGGCGGCAGTGTTCTGTCGGCTTATCCACCCCGACTTCTGAACATTGACGGACAGCACCTGTGCCCACACCTCTATTGTAAAGTCGTTGCCGCCGCCAATATCCCAGTCTGTGCTAGTAGCCCACGTTACGCTGTTGTTGTTTACGGAACTCTGGCAAGCCAAAGCGGTTCTTCCAAACTTTGGAAGTTTTTCTGTACTAGATATACCAAATCTTGTTTGTGTTTCGCTAAATACACTTGCTTGTGTTAAAGCTAAAGGGCCGCTGTCTGTAAATGTAGTCGCTGTTTGTAGTCCTTCGCAGTGAAGCAACAGTTTTACATATGAATAATACGGGTCAGCTTGTTCTTGGTCTGGGAATGCCGCAGTCGGTACAGCGAAGTTTGCTGTATACCTAGCAACTCCTTTAGTTATCCTGAAGTCATCTATGTATCCGCTAAATGAGGGCGTAGCAGTGCTAGTCTCCCGCCCTATATAAAGAACTGAATAATGCCCGGCTACATAGAAGTCTGCTGCGGCGGTATTTTGCCCAGCCAATACCCCGTTGATCCAAGCATACCCAGTAAGGCCGACTCTAGTAAACGCAACATGCGTCCATTGATTAGCAAGGACCGGGTACGACAAAGACGTAACGATTGACATGTCTATCGAAGTGCTGTTGTCATTTCCGCAAAAAAACGACATTGACGTATCTGCGTTTCTTCTAATAAGCAAACCAACGTCTGTTGTATCAGGCTTAATACTAACAATGCTAGTCAGCGTATTTGTTGTTGGGTATAGCCAGAATTCAATGGTGAAGGGGTCATTCCACACATTAAACGGGTATTGAGACGCGGTGTTGTTATAGTTAATCCCAGCACCGCTAACTGACCCATCTACATATAGCGAAGAAGTTCCAAACTTTTTTTGTGTGGTTGAATGAGACGCAGAAAGAACAGACGTTTGAAATAGTCGGCTAAAAGAACTGCTATCAATAAAATTCGTTGTGCCGTTTACTCCATTAAAATGAAGCAGAAGAGTATTTGACGCAAAATACTGGTCTACTATAGGCGGGATTACATTATACGCAACAAACGAGGTTCCCATATCAACCGCGAATTCCAGAAAGAGTTACTTTCAGTCCTTTAGCAGTACCATCCCCCACTTGGTCTATGTCGATGGTGATCTCGTCGTCAAGCGCAAGCACCGGGAAGCCGGGGTTTATCACTGGGAGCGTTGCTGCCGTAGCTGTTGTTCTTTCCGTGTTGTCGATGGTAATTTTTGGCGAGAGCAGCGTCGTTCCACCATTGTTTATATCAACCGTAAGAATGCTTCCGCTTGTTTGCGCTGTGGACAGGCCTGCTCTTACACCTAATAGCTCCATAGCGAACGGCATACGGAACGTGACTTTGGCAACGCCGGTAGTAAGCGCTGTAGTCTCATCGCTGCAAACAACAATAATAGATTCAGGGTGCTGCGTCTCATTACCGTATACACGATCCGCAAGCTGATCTATAGCACGCCCGCTGTTGTCGGGGAGTACCTCACCGTTCCAATTTACCGGGTTAGCGTACGCAGAGGGCCAAGAATCAACCCCGCCGCCGCCGTCGTTAATAAGATCGGCTGTTACCCTAAGTTCAATACGGCTATTAGCCGGAAATGGGATAGCGAGTGTGCCCTGTTGCGCACGGACTACAGTCAGGATATCGCCAGTTCTAGCCGTAGCTTTGACAATCTCGTAGTTCCCAGATACATCTACAAGCGTTACATAGAAATAACTACCTGCTCCTACAATGGGAAACAGAGACCCCTTGCCTGACTCCACCGTAATGGACGTAGCTGCGCTGGACACAGCGCCGGGAATGAGCGCGAACGCGTTATTTGTTGCTAGCTGAACCATGCTTAGATCCTACTATACGCCGAAGGAGGGATACCTAACCCGCACAGTCCCGCGAGCGTTGCCTATGTTAGCCCTAGCTCTGCGCTCTGTAATCTGAAAAAGATATTGTCGAGCGTGATACGACGCTAGTTCTCTGTCTGACCATGCCGAGTTTGGGATAAGCAGCAAATTCTGCAGCGTTCCATGAACAATAGAGTCCTCAAGTTCATCGAAGAGTCCATCGTCCATACCAGATGAAAGCCTTGTGGGCTTAAGTGCTACAAACATACGCATCTGGTAGGTAGCATCATCAGGGAGCGGGAGGACGATGTATCTGTTAGGCGTCAGTTGACACAGCGACCTAGGTTGATTGCCGTCTGCGATGATCGCTTCTGGAAGAACATAGTCCTCACCCGGATTGAACTGCGACTCGTTAAACTGCGCCGTGTTGTACGGAGTTGGGGGAGTCAGACTCCAAACAGTCTCGGGTGATTCGCCGCTATAGAGATCTACCCACTTGGGATACCTATCTATCGCCTGCTCTAGCGTAAGGATCTCTAGGGGGCTATCGTTTAGAAGCGCAGAGAATACCGCGTGGCACTGTGTATCAACTGGTACTGCATAAGCATACTCATGTACACCCGGCAGTAAGTTGTACAGCGGAATCTGATGCCGCCACGCTAGTGTGCGCTCACACACCCGAATAGCTGCGTCTCTGATGTACAGGATCATAGTAGGGCTTGGGCAGCCCGGAACAATCGGGCTGATCCTTGGAACCAGTGAAGCAAAGGTTCGCATTACCATTACACTATCCCATCAGTACGTGGGTTGCGGCTTCGGGTACTTTCCCCGCTTGCATAGGGAAGCCCAGCAGACTCAAGATCAGTGACTGCCCGAGATTGAAGCCCAACACCCAGCGCTTGTACAAACGAATCCAGAAAGAGTTTTGCCCTTCCACTGGTTACGTGCTCGTCGTCAATCGACTCAGCCAAGAACACTGTACCGTCAACGATTATAGGAAAATATGACGAACTAGGGGCGATTATAGTATCCCCAATAGCGTACGTTGCCGGTGTCTGGATGTACTCTGCAGAGAGCGTTATTCCAGCTAGTGGCGCAGGATATAGAAAATACTTATTGGCGCTGCGCACGTGGCGCATGAAGTTTACTGGTGTTCCAGATGCCTCAGTACGCCAAGACGGATAGGACTGATCCATCACATCACGAGATACTTCGATTAATGCGTCACCGCCTACAACACCAAAGATCTCTACAAATCGAACAGAATCTGCTGGGCAACTTTGCAGTACAGTACCCGCAGTAGTCGTGAAATTTACCATTACCGAGAAGATATCGGGTCTAAGAACCGACATTCTTAGAAGAGTTTGGTTAACAAACCCCAGCAAGAGCGTATCACTGTAGCGGTACGGTACGTGGGTGTCGTTCACCATACGCCGTACTTCAGTGATAACGTCTTGCGGAGTCATTACGGCATACCCCTAGCAGCTTCAGCGGCCAGTTCGGGCAAGGTCATGTCGGGTTCTGCAGGAAGTTCCGTAGACATATCGAGCGCACCTTTACGCTTGATACGAGCCTTCCTAACTTCTTCTACAACCTCAGGCTTCATAAAGCGCTCGGGGAACGCTTGTTCCTCGGTCACTTCCTCACACAGAGGATTAGCGGCAAGGATCTCATGCCACTCGTAGATGAACCCGTCTCGCTTATTGCGAAGGTATTGCATAGGTAATCAACCTTCTCGCAATGCAGTGGTAACAGTGACCGCATCTGCAGTACCGCCACTAATCGCAGGACGAAGATAGGCTGCAGCAGTCTCAAACTCAAAGTGTCCTGCTGCCGTAGCACTGATAACAGTACCGCTGATGTCTTTCATATCGAAGTACGTCGTGCCGTCGTTCGATACTTGCAGCTTAACAGTAGCGGCACCAAACGTACCGCTGAACTGTACAGACCCGCGAATAGCAAGATTCCCGCCAATCGAGATACCAGTCAGGGTATCTACTGTAGCGATAGGGGTCCAAAGCAAACGAACTACGTCTCTGCCGCGTGCAGACACGTTGCTATAGGTAGGCGTAATAATCGCCATAGATATTCTCCGTGAAGGTCAGGGGGCCGAAGCCCCCATCCCATTAGGACGCCATGATGATCCAGCTTGTGCCGTTGCTAACCAGTGTAGACCACGCGCCCGCAGTTCCAGCAAGAATTGCCGTACCGGGGGTAGCAGAACCGATTGGTTGAACGTTGGACGAAGCAGACACAACAGTAAATGCAGCGATGGTTTTGATACCAATAACTCGCCCTACGTTAGACGCAGGAGCAGGAAGAGTTACCGTAATCGAGCCAGTGCCGTTACAGACGATATTACTCTCGGTCACAGCGACCGTGAAGCTAGCCGTCTTAGTAACTGGCGCATTGCCGCTTACCGTCAGTCGGGTAGCGTTGATTGTGCCACTCGTGATGGTGACGTTATCTTGCGCAATACCAGTATACACACCCATAGAATTTGCTCCAAAAAGCGGGGGCTTTCGCCCCCACTGATTACACAGTTACGCCGAGGTTAAGGACAAGCGCAGTCAGGACAACAACTGCGTTGGTCGGCGCTGCCGTGTTGAGGATGATATCCAGCGTGTCAGCAGTTGCAAACACAGTGGGGTTCGCCAAGTTGGCTGCAGTGAAACCAAGTGCGTTGGACGCAGCAGTAGCGGCATACGCAGAGGTTGCACCGCCGTAACCAAAGCCGAACGTGGCAGTGGTGTTGACGGTCTCAGCAGTAGTGACCTGCACGCCAGCGGAGATAACGACTGCACCAGCGGGCAGCGGAATTGACTCGATAACGTCAGCAGCGGCCAGTGCGGTAGCACCAGCAGCAAGACGAGCAGCAACGATCTTGGCGAAGTCGAGCTTCACCTGAAAGCGGCTGACGGGTGCCAGTTCGTGCGGGTAGGCAGCAGTGCCTTTGATAAAACCAAGAGTATCGGTATAGGTAGCCATTGTTCAGAGTCTCCCTGAAAAAGTGTCGGGGGGCTATTCACCCCCCAGTAAATTAGAAGCTGATGACGGCTTGCGACAGCGCTTCGGGCTTGACGACCTTGTAGCCGTACACCTGAAGACCACGGATGATGTTTCCAAAGGTTACTTCAGAGCGCAGCGTCTCCATGTTGGTCATCTGCGAAGCAAACGTGAAGCCCATCTTGTGGCCAGCGATAAGGCTGTACTTGCCAGAAGATACGTTCAGGTTGTGGCTCACATAGATCGTGAAGCGGTCGATCATGCCGAGGCGACCGTTACGAACGATGGACATGCTGTCGCCGGTAAGCGAAGCGTCCTTCAGTTCCGACTTCTTGATGAGACCAGCCATCTTCGCGGGGATAACAAGGAAGCGGCCTTGCTCGGGAGCATTCGCCTCGTCCAGTACAACGCCCATGTCAACGATCAGGTCAACTACCGAGGAAGTACCACCAGCGCCGTCTTTGGTTACGGTCAGCGGAGCGCCGGTCGTGCCAAGGTTAAACGAAGCCGAGATGCGGCCAGCAGTCAGACCTTTGTTGGTAGCCGAGATGTCGGGCAGAAGGTCGGTCAGAACGCGGGTGTCAATCTTAATCTTCATACGCTCGGAAGCGTCTTTCGACCAAGTGTCCATCAGCGCGATGTCCGACTGAACTTTGTCGATATCGTCTTCGATACAGGCGAAGTATTCGCCCTTGTCGATGAGAAGCTGCAGCTTCGGCTTGTCGGGGTTCTCTACGGTCAGAGCTTGGCCCTTCACGTAGTCACGGATGGTGATCTCCGGGGTGGTACGGATGTTAACCGTATCGCCGTACTGACGAATTTCGCCTTCGTAGTCGGTGTTGGAGATTGCGGCGAGAACCGTCGCGTCGTAGAAGTTCTCGATAAGTTTGCCAGACCAGATCTCGGGGATAAAGTTGCCCGAATAGGCGGCAGAGCCGGTGGAAGTGGGGTATGCCATGTTAAAACACCTCTAATCAAGCATTGATTTGGATGCGATTTTCTCTCTGTGCAGAGAAAATATCGCGTTCGATGCGGTCGCGTTCCGGTTCTCGGCTCTTATACTTGCCGGTGCGGACATCATCGAAAAACTTCTTGATGTCGTCCGGGGTATAGATCCTGCTCTTGTTGGATTGCGGGGTCGCAGCAGCGCGTGATCTGCCGGGGGTTACCTGCTTTTCCAACTCAGAGCTAACAGAAACTCGACCTGTGGAATGAGCAACAGCGGCTTGTCCAGTATTCTCAAGCCAAGCTCGGAAGAAGTTAGCTACCCTGTTTGCGTCCAAAGAACGCTGGGCATCCTCAAGGTACGTCTGGCGAGCAATGCCGGTGAGGGGGTCAATGTCTAACAGCCACGACTGAAAGTCTTGACTATCGTTAACATCTCTCCAATTAGGTACTCGCCCGGTCAATTCGCTCCAGAACTGTTGTTCAGCCGACGCAGCCTGTTGTTTTGCTACAGCTTGAACCTGCGGCACTACGTTAGTCTGCATCTGCTGCAGCATCTGTTCGATCCTGCCAAGGCGCTGAGCTACGGGAACAAGTTCCTCGCGGCTTACCTTGCGCATGATATCAATCGACTCTCCATACTCCTCCTGATCCTGCGGGGTCACGAGTACCTCGTTAACCTGCGAAGATTCTGCAGAGGATCTTTGAGACGACATAGATGCAAGCAACTGCTCCATCTGCTGTACTCGCTGCTGCATCTCCCGATTCTGCGAATGCAGGCGGGGGACTTCAGCGTTGTACATACCTTGAAGAGTCCTGTATTTCTGCAGGACAGTCTCTTCCGAAACTCTTTCATCAGCGGGCTTATGCTCACTTGCCGCTGGCGAGGCAGCAGTTTGCGTACCAGAATTCTCGTCGGCTTGCATAGACTCAGCAGAAGACCCAGCGTCGGCTTGCGCCTCGCTCTCTTCCCCCGAATTGAGTTGCTTATACAACTCTTGTACAGCCTCGGTCTGTTTACGAATCTGCTCTGGAATTGCCACGTTGTACGCTCCTATCGGTATGCGTGATTAGACGGCGAGTTCATAACTTTGCCGCCAAGGCAGGGGCATCTTTGGCAAACTTATACAGTTCACCTAGTACCTGACAGCGCCCCTGAAAGACTGCCGGGCTTACTACTGCGTGCGGAAGTTGCTCAAGCTCGTGAGTACGCCAGTTCGTAATCCAATCCAGAAACTCCGGGTGGGTACGCACTATGTACGCCATAGTCTTGATCAGGGGTGCTTCAGGCTTAATCATGCAGCCTGCCCGCTACTGCGATTTTGCACCGTGTTGGCGTCCATACCACCTTTGGGAGCGCCGTCAGGTCCAGTAGGCGTGGCCGTTTGTGGCTGTTGCGACTGCTGCATAGCAGCCGACGACGCCATATTTGCCTGCATACGGGCCTGATAGTCAGCCTTCTCCCGAGACGGAACGATGTCATCCACGGGCATTTGCAACCCTTTAGCGACTTCTCTGAGGATGGCAGCACGGCCATCCTTACCAATGATCTGAGCGTCAATCTCGTTTGCCGTAGCGTTAAGGAACTCGATCCGGCGAACGTTAACGGTCTCTTTAACTGCAAGGTTGATTGCGCCTTTAGCGACCACTTCAACGTCGCCCTTGATGCTCTCATCCTCGTCGTAACGCATATTATACACAAACTGACGATGTACAATAGGTTTAACAACGTCACCGTCAATGTGCATAACAACTTGGCGAATGCCTTTACCTGCCGCGCCCATAAGCATCGACAAACCTGAAGACGTCCGTCCAGCGCCCTGTACGTTCAGATCGCCGTATACATACGCGGGAATACCAGAGTGGTCATCCGCGAGGCGACTGAACTTCTCATAAACCCCCATAAGCTCATTAGCCCTAGTGTCGGGCTGTGTGAACCTTACAGCGGGGGCGCTGGACCCAACGGGATCATTTACTGTCTGCCATATCTTCCACGGAGTAAGCTGAGTAATGTCCTCGTTGGGCGGCAGACGCTCTAGGTTGACTTCAACCTGCGGCCCAGAAGAGATCGCCATGTTGTTAACAAGCGCTCTCGCAGCAGCGTTACAGACGCTCTGCAGATCTTCGATAATCTTGGGTATGCCTTTGCCCCAGAACGCACCGGGGCACTTGATGAACGATGTCTTGCAGTACGGCTTCTCGCCCAGCGGGTCGTAGTTAAGCACTGCCTTGATAACGTAGTTACCAACTGCCCAGACATTGGCGTCGTACTCACGGGCGGAATCTGAAACCTCTTCTTTGGTCAGACCCCACTCAATGAGCATCTTACCGCTGACCTTGCCCCAGAACTCAAGCGCATCGAACTCTTCAGTCGGGCGCATGTACGAGTAGAACTTGCGCTCCTGCTCGTTCTTGGAAAGCTCGATATCCTCGGAGATCCACGACTGGCCGTTGCCGATGTCCAGTACCTTGCGGATAGCGTCCTCGTCGTAGCCCGGAACGCCGATCAGATCGGCCAACTCCATGCGCGACAGACGGTGATGCTCGAAGAGATATCCTTCATGGATATGCGTGACGCCCGGCTCAGGGTAGATGCGGAACGGATCAACGCGCTCGTACTCTGGCCCAAGCCGTTCAATGGGCTCAACCATAGTCTGGCCAGCGGTGTTTACTTTCCACCCCAGTGTGCGTTGGCGGCGTATTACCGGCCCTTTGATAACTGCTGCCGGGTACGTCACGAGGTCCGTAACGAAGTCGTTGAACGCTTCGCCCCAGCCGCCCTGCACGAACTGGTCTTGGATCTTGATGCTCATCTTGTCAGCGCGGTTTTGCGCTGCTTGCAAGACTTTGAAGCGATAGTCCTGCGCGATCATCTCCCGTATCGTGCCCATCTCCTCCTTAGTAGGAGCAGAGCCGGTCTGCTGCACGAGCTTAAGAACCTGTTCTGCAAACGCAGACTGGACCTCTTGGGTCTGGACAGGCGACAGGTCAGGGATGGGCGTAGGCGACAAGTCCCACGGGGGGGAGCCGTTATCAAGCAGGATATCGCGCAGCCAACTCTCGGCAGCACGACACTTGACCTCGGTAATCATCATGTAGAGTTCAGATCCACCCTGATCGCGGATCTGCTTGAGCTTATCTGCCTCGTACTCACCGTTGCGCTGGCGCATGGCGCGAAGCATTTCGTACTCAATGGGACGCTTAGCCATCCTAGCTGCATCCCAACACTCACGAAGATGTCCTACAATCCCGAGGATTACGGGCTGGTTCTGCCGCTCCTGCAATGCACGGTCAGTCGCTTCTTGCTCCTGCTTGGCAATGTCAGTGTTGTTTACTACGCGGAGAAACGTCAGTCCAGCCATAACTACCTCACTGCTTGCCTTCGCGCTTGCGCTTCTCGTAGTCCGCAGCAGCTTTCTGGTTTGCGGCGTCCATCTCGCTGTACTTACGATTTTTAGCTTCCTGCTCCCGCTTGGCCTTGTTCTGCTTAGCGATCTCAGCCGGAGTGGGCTGTCCGGGCACAGGTGGGCCACGGTCGGGGACTACCTCTAATCCTCTACCCCTGTCTTCCATATCCCGAATCGGCTCGTTGGCCCCCATATCTTTGGCGTAGCGCGGAACCAACTTGCCACCGCTCCGTACCATACCACCCGGTGGTATAGCTTCATTGTCCTTGGTGGAGCCGTACTGAACCTTAACGATCCCACCATCTTTGTATTTTGGAATCATGCCGTTACCGTTCATCTCTCTCCCCCCGAATGTAAAGTCCCGATAACCCTAGCAAAAAAATGCCCCCGGAGCAAGCTCAACGAGGGCGAAAGTCACTTGCGGAGGTGACGGTGTAACCGTATCACGTCCAGCCTCCAGCAACAACCCTTTTAACTTCCCGGCGCATGGCCATGTGCCCCTCTCCCCCGCCGGATATGTGTAGCATAAGATATTGTAGAGCTTCTGCAACGTGCGAGTGACGATTTTTGTCAATAACTGCATCCCCTTTGGGTTTGTACCGATATCCGCCCATCATGGCAGCCTTAAGCTGAGTGCAGCCGGGGTCCATCACGAACCCCGGGTCACCGTCTACCTGCCGCATGAGGAACCCGTCCACCGCGTTGATGCGTGCCGACACGTTGTTAGTCTTAGCCGCGATGACCTTAAGCCCTTCAGCCTTAATGATGTCGATGGCACTGCGCTCGTCAGTCTGCGCCCGCTGCACCCCGGCAGGGTCAGTGACCACCAGCACGGGTACTCCCGAGAACCGTTCGTAGAGCAACGGCTTGAGTATGGTCCGCGTGAACCGTTGCACGCCCATGTCGAAGCTAACAGCCTCGGCTAGTATGAGCGCCCGCCCCCTAGGATCTTGCTGTCCTATCACAGCCGCAGGCGTCAGACCTAGGTCCATCCCCACGATAACTGGCCGCACGCCGTTGACGATGTGCCGTAACTGCAGTTTGGCCATGTGGTAGTCAGGCCGGAAGTATTTGTACACGGGCATCCCTGCGGATGACATCCCGTACTCACCGTCTATGTATACGCGTGTGTATTCTTCACTGCGACCCTGTGTGTCGTAGTATCCCTCGGGCAGGTTCTCAATGTTCTCAGCCTGCTGGCTCCTACCGCTGGGCTGCTTGAAAACTTTCCACCCGTTGTCGTTGAACGACGCGCCATCGTGGGGATCAAGCTGCTCAAGCTGGTAGTACCACCACGTATCCATCGTCGGCGGGTTAGTATCCCCCCACATGCCGAACCATGTGGGTCCGCCGTCTTTCTTGGACGGAAACCGCCCGATGCGTTTAGACATAGCGTCGATAATGTCGGGGTGTATGTCCCGACACTCGTTAAACCATGCCCCTGTAAGCTCCAATGAGTTCAGGTTAGCCACATCGTCCGCGTCATCCAGTGCGCGGAACATGATTTCCGCCTCAACATCCCCCAGTTTGAAGAAATAGGTCTTAGTGGTGCGCATGAACTGCCCACACGGCCCCGGCGGGAACCAGTCTAGGAAGGTTTTGATGGTCGTGTCCTGCAACTGGCGTGCAGTCTCACGCACAACCGCCCATCTGGAGCGCCGTATGCCGTTCTGCCCCGGCTGCTGGGCACTCGCCCGCCGGATAATCTCAAAACTGCAGGTAACGGACTTGCCAGAGCCTACTGGACCCATCAGGACGCGCATTTTAGCGTCCTCGGACATGAATTTCCGCCCCGTAGGGGGTGGGGTGTAGTTGATATCGAGTGCCATCAGGCAACTCCCACTAACATGACGATGAATTCAGGGGATTTCTTGCGCTTAGTGACGATTTTGGTCCTATAAGAGACCCGGTTGTCTTTAAGAAACTTCTGAATAGCCACTAGGTGGGACGCTTTTTCAAGCCGTACAGCAGGAAACCCGTCGTAGACGAAATCAAACATACGCTTCAGCGTTGTCTGCGTCGAACTCTTCTTGGTAGGTGAGCAGATCCTGCTCAACCTCGGCCTGAATTACACGCGAGTCCTCGGGGTTTGACCCAAGGTTGATAGTTATCTTGACACCACCGCCACCGTCGCCTGCTCCAACACCGTCTTTAGGCTCCAGTCCCGCCCACTTGACCGTGCTTTTGATGAGGTCAGCCTTCACTGCAGGGCTTACGCCGGGGTCATGTATGAGTAGCCATGAGGTTGTGAGCAGTTCTTCAGCCTGTGCGCGGGCTTTCAGGCGGAACGTCATACCCTTATCACGGATGTCAGCGCGATAAACCTCCACCTTCTTATGGAAGATGGGGTCTTTGTTGAACTCAAGGATGTCGCTGGCTGCGATGGAGTGACGGGTGATCACTTCCTGCAGCGTCTCGCCACTCCCCTCAAGGGTAAGCGCGACATCGAAGGCCAGACGATCTGACCACTTGGTATGTTTGATGGGTGAGGTGTCCATGCGTGCAGGGTAGGAGTGGGGGCGGGGGGCTGTCAAGGGGGGTGTAAGGTATTGGGGATGCGGGTACGAAACTTCAGTGGGTGCTCGGTAGAGCGCGAAACTTCAGTGGGTGCTCGGTAGAGCGCGAAACTTCAGTGGGTACCTGTAAGGTACGAAACTTTACACGTTGATTTTTTGGGTTGTGCTTTGTGAGGTTTACTCTATATGGGGGGGCCGCGCGATCCTGTGTCCATGTACCGGGGGGTGCCCACGCGCAGGCGCGACGCGCCCGCACGCGACGC